ATTACGCGCGCAAAAAAAAACGGCCGGAGCGCCAACACCGGCCGTTTCGTAGAGAGAAAGAGGTGAAACTCTGCAGTTGGGGAGGCCAGATTCGAACTGGCGACCTTTCGGTTATGAGCCGAACGCGCTACCAGGCTGCGCCACCCCCCTGCTTCGGAGTATATATCCGCTCAGCGCTGGTAGTGAACTATATCTTTTGTGCCCTTCAGGTACGCGCGGCCCGTGGCCAGAAGCACGTCCGGAGTGGTCATAATGTCCACGGCCGATCGCGGATAGAGTTTGCCGGCCACTGCCTTCGCCGGAGGCGGCGCGCCAGGCGCGGCTTTCTTTGCCGGCGCCCCATTGGTGCCGCCAGGCCTGCCCACCACTGGCTTGTAGGACGGGTACAGCTCGTTGCGCAGCGTCCGGAACACGGTCGGCAGCACCTCGCGGAACTTGGCATGCACAAAGCGCGCATGCCGATCGCGATCGCCAGTTTTCCGGATGGCCTGCGCGGCGCGCATATACGCCTTGTCGCCCTGCATGGCCTTCCAGACTTCGGAAGTGAGCTGGTTGTTGAAGCGCCCCTGGCCTTGCGTCGAGAGCTTCACCGCTTTGAAGAAGTCGGCGGTCACCTTGCGCAGCGCCGGCGCGTTCATCCGGTTGACGTCGGAGGTCACGCCGTCCGTGTACATCTTGGCTTCTTTGCTGTCCAGCTCTTGCGCGCGGCGATCGTTGGCTTCTTTCTCCGGATTGCGCGCGGTCTTCATGTCGAGCTGCTTCTTCGCGTGGCCGTCCAGGCCCTTCAGCCATTTGTCGATGTTGCTTAGCAGATCGTAAGCGGCCTGGCCTTCGCCTTTCTTCACGTGCTCGACGGCCTGCGCGATCGACTGGGGCAGCTCGGCTTTGCGCAAGCGCGCGGCCATCGGCCCAGCCATCACGTTATCGAAGCGCGTCAGATCCCCCGAAGTGACGATGCGCTCGAGGCCGTTGGTCATGGCCGTGTCGAACGATTGCGGGTTGGCTTTCTCGAGCTGCTCGAGCAGCGCCGGATCGCCATTGGCGAACTGCTGGATCTCGTTGCGATAGTCTTCCACCTCCGTCTGCATCTCGGTGATGCCTTCATCGCCGCCCAAACTGTCGAGTGTGGCTTTGGCCTGGCGCGCAGCCTGCACCGTAGGGAACTCCGTTTCGTAGGCCTTGCGCCGAAAATAATTATCCGCGAGCTGCTTCGCGGCGGCCGGATTGGTTTTCTTCAGCTCGGCGATCGTCTTGCGCGTGGCGTTATCGACTTTTCGGCCATCCGCATCGAGATCCCCAAGCGGATCTTCATCGCCCTCGCCAGGCTCCCCAGGTTCTGCAGGTTCGTCGCCTTCCCCTGGTTCCCCAGGTTCACCTTCGACTACCTCGCCAGGTGTGCCACCAGGTGCGCCGCCGCCTTCTCCACCACCAGCATCGCCTGGGGTTTCGGTTACTACTTCTGTGGCAGCTCCTGCATCTGTCACTGTGCCTACTGCTCCTTCGCCGTCAAACATGATCGTTCCTCCCGATTTTTATTTGCTGTTGTTGAAGCCCTTGATAAAGCGCTCCACTAAAACTTCGTCCGACAGGTTGCGCATGTCGTCAGGCACTTCCAGGACGGCCACGACGGTGCGGCGATTGTTCAGCCCTCGCACCACGTCGATCTGTGCGCGCACCCACAGGGAACCCATTCCACGGCCGAGCTGGCCATTTTCTACTGGCGCAGTGTGTGCTACGGCGCCACCCTGGCGCATCACTACAGCTACTTCGGTCATGGGTATATACCTCTCTTACTGAATCCGTGTAGGCGGTTGCTCCGGTGCGCCATGTGCGATCGGCAGCGCCGGCTTTGGAGCACCAGCGGCCGCTGGAACTGGCGGCGGTGCCGCTGCTCCTGCGGTCGGCGTGACTCCACCCTTTTGCAAAATCTGTGCGGCGGCGCCGGGATCGGTCACAGCCACATCTTTGTAGTTGGCGCTGAGCGATGGCGGCTTGCCAGGCTGCGCTGCGGCGAGCTGCTGCGCCTTCTTGGCCGTGGCGGCTTCGTCGTGTTCCTGCCAGTGCAGGTAGATGTTTTCCCAGTTGCGCAGGCGCGAGCGCCGGATCTTGCGGCCCTCTTCGCTCGTGAGGAAGGCCCAGGTCGTCTGCGCTTCGGTGTCGTTGTCGTCAAACTTCGCATCGATCGGCAAGCTCGAGATCTCTTGCGGCATGGCCTCGATCTGCGCTTCAACGTCCTGCAGCTCCTGCGGATCGACGCCCATGGCCATCATCATCTGGATCTTCGTCTTGCCTTCCTGGACGGCGGGATTCGGCACTGGCTCGTTCTGCAGTAGGAGCTGGATCTCACCGAGCTGCTTATTGCGCGAGGCCACTTGCGGGATATATACCTCGCTGCCCACACCAGTCATCTTCTGCATGAACTCGAGATTTGCGGCGTTGAACATCACCTCCGCGAGCGCGGGGTTCTTGCCGGCCGCGTCGAACATCGCCATGAAAGCATTCTTGCGCTGCGTGTAGGTCTCCGGGAAGTTTTCGTCGCTCTCCGCGTAACACAGGATGTTGCCCTTCAGGTCGTTGATCTCGAGCGTGATCACCTCGCCGCCAGGGATCTGCTCGTTCACCGATTTGTCGCGGCACTTGGCGCCCCAGCGCACGAGCTGCCGCATGGACTTGGCTTCGCAGTTCTTGATGGAGTGCCAGGTAGGCGCCAGCCGGCCCAGCGCGGAATCGCGTTGCGTGGCGATCGCCACTCCGCTGTCTGCAGTTCCGGTGTCACCACCAGCCAGTGCAGGGTAAGCACCAGAGAGCAGCTCGGCCAGTGGTCCGGAATATTCTTTGGTGAACTCCGCGAGGCTTTCGGGTTGCTGCACGGCCGGCTCGACGAAGATCAGCTCTGTAGCCGGCACGCCAGGCACGCGCTTGAACGGCAGCACGTCGCCAGGCACATTGCTCTGTGCGCGCACCGCTTGCACGTCGAAAACTTTATTGTCCAGGTACTTCTTCGGCACGGCGCGAACGAAGTAATCGTTCATCAAGTCGAGCCAGTTGTTCAGGCGCTTCTGGATCGGCAAAGTCGAAGTGCCCATGGCGTTGCGGTTCTGGCCGTCGCCCGAGTACGCCTGGCCGATCGCCCAGGAGTCATCCATCGACTCATTGCGCGCGTAGGCTACTTCTTCGCCGGCCATGGCCAACAGGCAGCCGTTCGGAAACATTTCGATCAGATCGTCGCGCATCGCATCGTTTTCGATGTCCATCAGCCAGGATGGCCGCATCCAGGCGCGCGTGATGGTCACATCGTTGGCCACGGAATCCGCAGTCACGTAGGTGGATTGCATGCCCAGCATGACGTTCTGACGCGCCAGGCGCGCGATGTCCGAGCCAGGATCTGCACTGCCGGATTGCGCTTTGATCTTCTTCGCGATCCACGGGAACATGCCCTTGGCGCGCGAGGCGTCCACTTCGGTTTCGTAGATCAGCACGTCTACTTCGTCGAGATCGTTGGCCATCATCGGCACGATCTTGACCTCGAGCTTGCCGTGGCAGCTCCGCACTTCCTGGCCGCGCGGTGTGCGCTCGACCGGCTCGGTGGCTTCGTCCTCTTCGCTTTCTTCGCCTTCGGCGTTTTCTTCGCCGCCACTGAGATCTTCCGGCGAGGCTTCTTCTTCGACGCGGCTTAGCCCCTGGCCGCTGGGTTCTTCTTGGGCAGTCTCACTCGACTCAGGAGTCTGCGCGGTTGCACCTTGTTCAACGTTCGTTTGCTGCGCGGCCTCGAGCGGTTCCGTTTCCGGCACCAGGTCATCGGGTTCGTCGTCCTCCTCCCAGCCAAACTTTTGGCCGTTCTTCTCGAACCGAGACCAATAGTGAAAGCGCCCATCGGTCCACAAGAATCGCGAAGCGTCCGTCTGGATCATGATCAGATCGTTGTTGCGGGAAATGACCTTGCGGAACTTCTCGGCGGATTCTGCGGCGGTGATCTGCGCGTCGTTGTCGGCGCGCTGCGGGGCGAAGCGCACATTCGGCACGGTGCGCGTGAGCGCGGCAATAATCATCTGCGCCCTGGCGCTGTAGATGTTCGTCGGGAGCAGCGAGAGATCCAACTGCATCGACGGACCGTAGCCGGTCGATTCACCAGGGATCAGCCAACCACCACCGCGCTGTGGAATCAGGAACTGGAAACCACGATAGAAGAGAGCTGCTTCCCAGGTCTGGATCACTTCGATCAGACGGGCCGGATAGTCGCGGCGCTGTGCCCTTTTGAGGCGCTCGCGCAGCGCTGTCTTCTGATCGTCGCGCAGCTCCGCATTCGGGACAGGACTCCACTCGAGGCCGGCGAGTACGCCGATGCCGTACTTGCTGTGTCCTTCGCCTTCGACCGTCTGCACCGCTTGTGTTGCCGTGGCCACGTTGCCCCTCAGTTACCCGATTGCAGAAACTATCCGATCGCGCAAGCTCCGCCGACTTTTTCGGCGTGCTGATCGAGCACGTTTGGTTGATTGAAAACGATGGTGTTCGGAACGATCACGTGATCGATGGTGGTCACCACGTTAAAGCTCGGATCGGAGCAGCCCACGATGGTGAGGGTGTTGCCGTTGTTGGCGGCCGTCAGTCCGTGGCCGACTACGGTGAGATATACCTTGCCTGATTTGCGGGAGTAGCCTGCGATATATAATGGGGTTGCCATCACAAAAATCCTCCGTCTCTCTGCTTCGTTCTTATTTCCTGGACTTCTCGAAAATCTCGGCCATGCGTGCTTTTTGGCCGATCTTCCCTGGCTTGTGCTTGTCGGCTTCCGCCTCCGCGTGAACGGATCGGCCGTGCCGCTCGGCGATCCGCGTGAAAGATCCTTTGGTGCCGGCGTGTTTCTCGCGTTGCGCCTCGTGCTGCTCCCATCTATTCGCCATGACTTGCTCCTCTCATCGCCTCCGCCATGCGGGACTTTCTCAAAAAATAATCGCAGTAGTGGCCGGCTTCGATCAGGCCCTCGACGCGCTCGCAGTGTTCCGGCGCGATCACCTCGAAATGCTGGCAGCCGGCGCAATGCTTGCCATTCGGCCCTTCGTGGCGCACGTAGCCGGCTTCATCCTTGGTGAGTTTTTCCACTAAGGACCTCCGGCACAGCCAGGTTAAAGATCCTCACCAGGATGTTGCCCTGCTCATCGCACAGCCGGATCTCGTCGTTGGGTATCTTTTCATCTTCGACGATCGGCGCACCGAAAAACGTGTGCGGGTGTTTCTTCTTGGGCACCTCGAGATCGGCCGGCGCTTGGTTCACCACCTGTACCGTGATGGCCTGGTTCAGCCAGCACATCGCCTGCGCGGGGTGCATATATACCTCTTTGGTGTTGGCTGCACCGTCGCGCGACATGGCGTAGGTGGCACCGCTTGGCGTCATATACCGGCCGGCTGCGTCGATCTCATACATTTTTCTTCACCAGCTCCTCGATCGGGATC